GTGGATTCTAATAAGTTCCATCACATTGGACATAGCCGATGTGCGATTGATTTGCGGTTGAATTTCTTCTTTAAAAAGTTGTGTGCGGTCAAATCCTAACGGATACTCTGTGTGTTTTTTTACTTGTACTGGCATAATATTGATTTAAACTTCTTCAAATTTATATAAAAAATTGGAAATAAAAAAATTATCTAACAATTTTATTTAACATTTTTACACCAGTTTCCCTCAATCTTAATATTTCTTCTTTTTCTGCTTGATACATATCACTTCGTGTCCCTTCAAATTCCCTAATCACATATGCAGATTTTATAATTTTTGTTGCTTGTTTTTTTGTAAATTGATTTAAATAAGAATGTAATAATGGTAAAGTTGCTATTTTATTTCTTTTAAATCTTGATAGGTCACACAAATGGCCATTCAATCTACTATGCATAAAACGCTTTGTTGCACCTATATATATGCTACCATCTGGCATATCTATTCTATAGATTTTTATGCTTTTATTTGCTTTATTATAATCTTTTGCATATGCTTCACGTTCTTTAGCGTTTACTACAAAATAGGAATCCTTAGCGCCCCAGTAATAATCTGGATTCAATTGACGGAAAAATTTACTATTGGCTCTGCAACATTTTTTACATTTCGCTTGTTTACCATCTTTCATTGAAGTACATTTGTTAAACTCCGTAAGTGGTTTTTCCAATTTACATTGGTTACATCTTTTTTTACTCATAATATGTATTTTAAATAAATATTCAAATTTAAAAAAAAGTCCATAAAATTTGATAAGCGGTAAAATATAAGGATAAGTGGTAAAATGAATTAATTACCATTCATCATTTATATTTGCCGTTCATCACAATATTAAATTATTTTTTACTGACATTTGGATTTTATCAAAAAATTTCTTATTTATTAAACGTAGGTTCGGCGACAAGGAAAAGTCGTTCTTGCACCCTGAGGGTTATAAGTTTGATACGTTAGTAATTATTCCGTACGGCAGTAAGGGTAAAACAGGTGGGGTAATCTTCAAATAGAAGTAGGCGTACCTGCTACAAAAAAGGTCAATAGGTCTAAAGATAGATATGGAGAACAATATTGGAAATACACAATCCAATATACCCTGGTCATCTGAAACTTATTGGGTGTGTCTAAAACAAGGGTAGCCAGAATTGTGTCTTGTTGATACTCACATATAAATTCGCATATGTGAACAAATATTTGTATGAAAACTTGGTGAAACAAAATATTAGATATAAATTTGATAAAAAATTATTCGCATATGAAAAAATTAACAATTGATAAAACAGGTTGGAAAATTAGACAAGGTGAAATATCGCCAGCAAAATTTGAAACGTTAGATGATTCGCAAAAGATTTCTTATTTGGAACAAATATTTTTGATACCAACAGACGAACGTTCAGTTTTTGAACAAGTAATTATTATCAGATATTTGAAACAAAAATACAATTTTACGATAACTTTACCAGAAATTAATAATCACATACAATATCAAGAAGTTGATGACACAGATGAAAATCTTTTTCATATGAATGAATGGGTGTTTCGCATTGGTGAAATTTCGTTGGCGAAATATCAAAAATTAACTTCCAAAGAAAAAGTTTCACATGTGGAATATTTGCGAAAATTATCAGAACAAGAATTATCAACAAATGATAAAGCAATTTTAAATATGTATCACGATACTAGAACACAAAATTTGAAAATTGCGAAACAAATATTTGAAAAATTAGTTGAACCTTCATTATTTGAAACAAATGAAGTTGAACAATTAAACGATAAAAAACATGTAAAAGATTATTTAACAAAATTATTTCACATATTCAATTCGCATTGGGAAAGTGAATTAAAATGGGCGAAAAGTTCTGATGAATTTGTATCAAATACCAAATCGTATATGGAATTATCCGAAAAAGATACTAGATACATTTCCGCTTACAAAACTTTAAAATAAAAAAAAATAAACATAATAATTGATTTATCAAATATATTTCGTATAATTGAATTATATTGATTTAAACTTCTAATATGCAAAGAAAGTCCCTGCCTAATTCCCTTGGCGGGGATTTTCGTTTAAATCAACATATTTATTACTATGCGAACATGTTCCGTCTGCCATAATGAGTTACCCGATTCAAAATTTTACACCTATTTTCATTCAACTCAAAAGAAAGTAAGAACTAGAAGGGAATGTAATAATTGTTTTTACTCCAAAAGGAAAATAGCAAAAGCCAATAAGAAGCTATTAGAAGAAGCCAGCATCCAAATTAAACAAGTACCTCAAGAAGAAAAGATAATCCAACCAGAGGCTCCAGAATTGAAATGGGACCCATCCATTCCAAGGAAGCAATGTTTCAAATGCAAAGAAACCTTTCCAGCAACATATGAATATTTTTATAAGGACCATAATCGCAAAGGTGGATATGACGGAATATGCAGACCTTGCAGAAAAGAATATTGGAAAGAAAAGGATGAAAAGGACAAAGAAGATGAATGGGGTGGCAGCGAAAGGATACCAGTAATTCCTGGAACTTATGCTGATGATGAACAAAAGGATTTTATATTCAAATTTTTGCCAAAATTGGGGTGGATATATAACAAACCGACCAATACTTGGTATAAACCTGGTGTCAAGGATGAAAACAACATTTGGGTGGGTATAAAAAATAAAACAAAGAAAACTAAAAATTCTTGTGCATATGTAACTGTTGATAATGAAAGAGTTATAATTAATGAAAACATCATCAATGATATGGTAAAATTATATGTATCAGGAAATTACACATATAAAGCAATATCAGAAAGATATAAAACAAATGCATCAAATGTACAATTATGGGTAAAGAAAGCAATAACAAATATCATCAACTTGGAACAATAGAAATACCAAAAAACTATTTTGAATTAGATGAAGACAGAAAAGCCTTTATAGCATTATCGCTTTTGGAGGAAATACTTATGCAAATGCACAAATTACCTTTCAATGTAAGCAAATATGACCAAATGTCTGAAATATTGGAAACCAGTATTGAGGAAAACATAAAGATTGAAGCATATGAGGTTGTTGCTGTGCTTCAGGATATCAAAAAAATCATTAATGAACCCTTTAATCCAAAACTGGCTTGAACGAAACTACCCTAATCTTTTGCTAATAGCAAGAAAAATGACGGATGGCCATCAAGACCACGAAGATTTGGTTCAAGAATGTGTTATCCAATTATACGAAAGCAAACCCATCAAATTAAAATCATATTCGGATAATGAAATTTTATATTATGTTGTTGCAGTATTAAAGTTAAATTGGTTTAGCCAAACATCAAGGTTTCATTATAGATTTAGAAAATCATTACCCTTAACCGACATTGATACCCTACCTGAGATTGTTAACATCCCCGATGAGGATGAAGAAGAAATATTGACAAAGAACTTATTATTTGATATAATAGAAGAGGAATATAGCGAGTTATCTTGGTTTCATAAATCACTTTTAGATTTATATTTAATATTAGGTTCCCTTAAGCGGGTTTCCCAACAAACAGGGATTCCATTAAGTTCGGTGGGTGCATATATAAAAGAAATTAGAACAGAATTAAAAGAAAATATTATGATTAAACAAAATAAATTGAAAAAAGGTTGTGGTTGCAAAGGGAATAATCAACCTCAACCAGAAAAACCATTACCAACCCCAACACCCATAAAAACAAATTAATATGAATAGCGAAACATTTTTACCAGAAAAGAAAAAGAAAGGGTGCTCAAGCTGTAAGAAGAAAGCACCAATAACAAAACTCGCAGACCCAATTGAAACTGAATTTATTCCAACCTTAGCTGAAATCAGATTAGCATATTCAGAATTGGGTTCCAAAGAATTTACATCAGAAAAAAAAGAATTTATAAACAAGGTTTATAATTTCTTATTTCAAGAAGATTTTGACTTCGGTTGTAGTAGTTGTGCAAACACTCAAGTAAGAAAGTTTAAATATTATATTGAAGAAAAATTAAATATTAAATAATGGCAAACAAAACAGGGAAGAAAGCAGATGAAATAGAATTTGAACAAAGGATGGCCAGAATCTTTGAGATGATGTTATATGAACATTTATCTTATCGCGAATTTGCATCAAAAGCTGCAAAGGAATTTAAAATAACGGAAAGACAAGCAGAAAACCTTTGGAAAGAAGCTAGGATACGTCTAAAAGAGCGTTTCGCTAATAATGCTGATGAGATATTGGAAAACCATTTAAACCAGCTGTATGACCTTCTAAAGCGCTGCAAAGAGGATGGCAATAAAAGAACCGAACGTGAGGTATTGGCCGATATTGCAAAAGTCTATTCATTAGAAACAAGAAAGGTTGATGTTACATCCAATGGCCAACCAATATCAATAAATATAAATTTAGACTAATTTTTTTTGGCTCTGCCAACCCTCAACATTTCGTTTTTGACTATGCAAGTAGATATAAACCCAACACCAAAGCAAAAGCAATGCTTTAAAGTTTTATTAGATGATAAGACAAATGTCGTTGTATTTGGCGGAGCCGCTGGCGGTGGCAAGAGTTGGCTTGGTTGTACTTGGATAGTTACGCTTTGTTTGAAATATCCAGGCATCAGATGTCTAATAGGAAGAACCGTATTAGCCACATTAAAGACCACAACTTTAAACACATTGTTTGAAGTTCTATCAATGATGCAACTAAAATCGGGCGAACATTATACATTTAATGGCCAGTCTAACATATTGACATTCAGCAACAAAAGCGAAATTCTATTTAAAGATTTGGAGGACCGACCTGGCGATGCGAATAAGGATTCTTTGGGTTCAATGGAGTGCACAGCAATTTTTGTAGATGAAGCCTCACAGATAAGTGCATTAACATTTGCAGTATTAAAGTCGCGTATCAGATATAAATTAAATGAATATAACTTAATTCCAAAGATATTGTTAACGATGAACCCATCAAACAATTGGATTAAGAAAGATTTTTATTTACCATACGTTCAAGAAACATTAGCTACAAATATAAGTTTTATACCTTCGCTTGCATATGACAATCCATTTTTACCCGCGTCATATATACAAATGCTAAGTGAATTACCATTAGCTCAAAAGAAACGTTTGCTGGATGGAGATTGGAACTACTTAGATTCAAGTAATAGTTTATTTGATTTTGAATCCATATCACGTTCAGTTTATAGACAAATTCCGAATCCTCAAGATAAATCTATCATAACAGCTGACGTAGCAAGATATGGTGATGATAGAACAGTTTTTATTGTATGGAAAGGATTATGCGTGGTTGATATTCAAATTTATAGAAAATATTCAACAACACAATTATTTACAGAGATACAATCATTAATGAAAGCACATAGTGTGCATCCAAATAATGTAATTGTAGATTCAGACGGAATCGGGGGTGGTTTGGCTGACTTGGTTAGAGCAACAAACTTTGTTAACAACAGCAAGGCTCTGCACGACCAAAACTTTACCAACTTAAAAAGCCAGTGCTATTTTAAATTAGCAGATTACTTTAAAGAAGGTAAAATATCACTTAACTCAATGGACCCATCTACAGTTGATGACCTAACACAAGAACTATTAGCAATAACAATAAAAGACGTTGATAAGGATTCCAAAATGGGTGTAGCATCCAAAGATGAGATGAAACGCATATTAGGCAAGTCACCCGATATTAGCGATGCGATTATGATGCGGATGCTGCCAGAAATTAGAACACAAAAATCAACAGGACGCTATGCACCAATTTGGACAATTTAAATAAAAAATGTATATTGATTATATGAAATGGACAATAATAAAAGAAGATGAACCATATGTGGTCCCATCAACAGGAAAGAAAAATAGAAAAGTAATTGCAAAATGTGAATGTGGAACAATTAAATCTGTTTTTTTAACTTATATCAACACTGGCCGAAGTAAATCTTGTGGTTGCGTACAAAGAGAAAGTTTCAAAACAGTTAATACAAAACATAATATGCGTTATTCGGATGAATATACAATTTGGTGCAATATGAAAAGTAGATGCACCAATTCTAAACATCCACAATATAAAGATTATGGAGGAAGAGGAATAACGATTGACAAAGAATGGTTTGATTCATTTGAACAATTTTTTGCAGATATGGGAATAAAACCCGAGGGTAAAACATTGGAAAGAATAGATAATAATAAAGGATATGAACCATTTAATTGTAAATGGGCGACATATAAAGAACAAAATAATAATAGAAGAAAAAGATGATAACATTCCAAATAGAAGAACAAGAATATATACTACCTGACTTTTTGTCAATTGAGAATTATGTTAAAGTATATAAAGTAAAAGACTTACTTGATGACAACTACTATCAAGCAAAGCTAATTCAAACAATAACTGGTGCAGACTTAAGGGATGTAATGGAAACCTCCCATCATCAGATTAACTACATCACCAATCATCTAACAAATCTATTTCCTGATACCAAATATCCGTTTATAGACAAGTTCACCTTAAATGGTGTAGAATATGGTTTCATTCCATCGTGGAAGAATATGACGTTCGCTGAATATGTTGACTTAGATTCAATGCTAACAAAAAAGCCAGAAGAAATTATTGCAAACTTGCATATCATATGTGCAATGATGTATAGACCAATCATCAGCAAGAAGTCAGAACATAACTTTCAAATAGAAAAGTATAACTCTGATACCATTGAAGAACGTGCACAGCTATTCAATAAAGAATTAGATGTAAAGTATGTGCTTGGTGGCCAGTTTTTTTTTTCACGATTCGTAAAACAATACTCTCAACCTATCCTGCACTTTTCGACTTGGATGAAGATGAAGATAATGTGGACGAAGATGGTAATAACGTGGAAATTGAGGAAGCAGATATGGAATCTACTTTTGAACAAGTCTACGGATGGTTCGCGGTTATTAATAGAATATGCGCAGACGACCTTACAAAACACGAAATTATCCTTGGAAAAGGAGTCCTTGAAGTCCTCAACCAACTCCAATACTTGGTGGAAAAAGATAAAGAAATGGCCAAACGATATAAACAAGCGCAGAGCCAGTAAATAAAATCAAATAATTTATATTTAATATTATGACCAATTATAAACAACTATTAACATACTTCAGTCAAATAGCTTTTAACCATAAACAGGTTCGTTCGTTTGGTTTCGGGGATGTTACACAAATAACAATGGACATTCAGTCAAAGACCGAGCCTCAGTACCCGAGAGTGTTCGTTATCCCAAATGATGTTACGTTAGCTGAAAATCATATTACATATAAATTCTCAGTTGTTTGTATGGATAAATTGGCATCAGACTACTCAAATCAAGCCGATGTATTATCTGATATGTTAGAAGTATCAAAAGATATTTTCACAGCTTTATTTTGGTCCTATACACAATCTTATGGCGATTTTTCTGAAATAGAAAATCCGATATTTGATAGTGTGACAAGTCCCTTTCTTGAAAAATATGAGACAGTTTTAGCAGGCTTCACAACAAACATAACATTAGATATTCCACACGACTATAATCGTTGTGATTTACCTATTGTGGATTTTCAAGATAATACTTCACATAACTGGATTCATTCATTACCAAATTGGGATGTGGATGGAATTGTTTGGTCAAAAGAATAATATAAAAAAAATATAACATATATATGTCTAATTTAACAAATCAACCGATAAGTCAATCATTCGTAAGTTTATTAAACTTTGAAGGACAAAACAGCGGTTCATTAACAACACTTCAAACAATCCAAGATGGATATGGAGTTAATACAGCATTACAATTATCGCAAACAGCGGTTAATATAACTGGTTCATTAACCTTGAATGGCTCACCAATTGGTTCTGGTAGTTCAGGGACAAGTGGAACTGCAGGAAGCAGCGGGACAAGTGGACAATCTGGTTCAAACGGAAGTTCTGGTACTAGCGGTAGTTCGGGTTCCAATGGAGCAAATGGTGCTTCCTTTTATCAACATTATAATGGTGATACTTGGACAGTGAATCATAACTTAGGAACACCATATCCTGTTGTTGCAGTATATGATGACAATGGTTTTGTTTTAAATCCAGGTTCAATACAAACTACAAGTCCAAATCAAGTTGTAATTAGTGGTGGTGTAAGTTCGGGTTGGGCTTCAGTTACAACGGGACAAGGTTCAAGCGGTACAAGCGGAACAAATGGTCAAGCAGGAAGCAACGGTTCATCAGGAACAAGTGGACAAAATGGTAGCTCAGGAACAAGCGGCACAACAGGAGCAACAGGAGCAACTGGTGCAAGTGGAAGTTCAGGAACAAGTGGAACATCAGCAACAGGCGGTAATGCATTTCCTTATACAGGTAGTGCACAAATTACTGGCTCATTAGGAGTGACTGGTTCAGTTAGAATCACGAATGGTTTGACAATTACAGGAGCATTAAACGTAACAAACGGAGCTACATTTGCACAAGGTGTTAATATGGCTTCTATATATAATATACCAGCTTATGGTGATTTACAAATAAGCAGTGCTGCAGGATTAAGATTATTATCAACAAATCCTATCAACATTGTTTGTACAAGTGGTTCATTATCTGGTTCAATTAACTTATCGGGTTCCATTATACCAGGTGGCGATTTAAAATATCAATTAGGAGCGCCAGGATTTAACTGGAAGCACTTATATGTTGGAAGTGGTTCAATATATATGAATGAGAATCGTGTAATGGGATTGGACCCAAGCAGCAACAACTTACAATTGTTTGCACCTGACCAAAACAATAATATCACTTTGAATAACAACTTATTTGTAGCATCAAATGATACAGGTTCGTTCTATGGTGGTGCGCAGATAACTTATTTAGGAAATGGTGTTAGTGGTTCTACAACTCATATATATTCTGGCCAAACACACGCAATTGAAACAAATGGTTCTTTACAATTTAATAACCAAATCTACGGCGGCGATACTGGTTCCGCTGGTAGTTTTCAATTCAATTTAGCAAATGGCGGTGGACATTATTTAAATGACTTAAATCATCCAAGTGGTGCATTTGTACATTATGATACAACACAAGACCCTGCTAATCCAAGTTCTACTTTAAGTTTATATCATACAACACACGTAATTAATAATGGTGGTTTCTCAGTTAGTGGTTCAAATAGTTTTGTTGAGGTTAACACACACAATAATATTGATTTAAATGCAGAAGGTTCACAAAATTTATATTCAAATTATTATACGAATATAAAATCAGAAGGTTCAATTTTAGTAAGTGGTAATACTGTTAATATTGATGGTGGAACAGGTGGTATTAATTTATCAGGTTCTGCTTTATTATTCAATGGTTCACCTTTTACAGGTGGTTCTTCAGGAAGTAGTGGAACAAGTGGCGAAAGTTATAATCAATCATTAAACACAACTGATGCGGTAACATTTGATACTGTATCATCAACTAACAATGGTAATGGTACAAACTTTAAAGTTGGTGATGATGGTTGGATTGGGGATATTAACATATCAAATACAATTCAAGTTAAAGGTCAAGAAGATGCTAATCAAGGTTATATTCAATTTGGTCAATACGACAGTACAACTAATAGAGTTGGTTCTGATGGAACAAATTTATTACTTAATACAACTGGTACAATTAATTTGAATCAGACAACAAATATTTCAGGTTCCCTTAATATTAGTACAGGATCAATATATATGAATGGACCTACGGGTTCAGCAAATGCAATTTCATTTCCTTTTGCTGTTGATGGAACTACTTATGGAAGTACAGAAATATTCCAAGATAATAATGGAAGTATGGTTTTAGCACCATTAGGTGGTGTATTTTTAACTGGTTCGGCAGGTGCATTGACAATACCTGGTAATGGTTATCCTGCAATTGCTATGGGTATAGATACCAATGGAAATTATACAGGAACATATTTTGGTGGAATTACACAATATGTTTCAAGTTCATTAATGTCATTTTATGCAGGTGGATTTGTTCAAGACTTTTTGCAAGATACAGATACAGGAAATGTTTTAGGTACAGCATTTAGTACTTTTAATACTCAAGATGGTTCAGTGAGTGCAAACTTTTTTGGACCAGGTACTGGTAGTAACGTAGTTAACGGAACAAATGACAATGTTGTTTTCCAAATTCCAAATTCAGGTTCAACATTAACAATTTATCGTAACACAGTTATATCAGGAACATCAGCAACTTCAAATGGTTTTGTGATGGCACAATTACCAGGAACACAATCAATTCCAAATGGCGTTGATACTATTGTTGAATATACTGCAGAAATAGATACAAACGATTGGTGGAATAGTGGTTCACATCAATTTGAACCAAATGTTGCAGGATACTATGAAGTAACAGCATATGTGAATTGGGCACCAGACTCAACAACTACTTTGCAACAAAATATTCAAATTAGAAAGAATGATAGCGGTTTAACAATTACACAAAATCCTATTACATCTTTAGATAACCAAACACAAACAACATCAACAATTGTTTATTTAGATGGAAATATGGATTATATCAATGTTTCAGCTTATACATCTGCAACTGGTGGTCAAACAATAAATGGTGGAAATGGTACATATGTAACAATTAAATTATTATAATGAACTTAGAAAAGATAGCCCCAATTATGGAGGCGATGATTACGAAAGCGCTGGAAACAAAAAAATATCCTTTCGGTGTTGGAAAAAATGCTGGCATTGGAGATAAAGTTGCTTCTGGCACTTTGCGTGATTCTGTTGAAGTTCAAACAAGTTCGGATAATAAAGGAAATTCAACCATTACAGTTTTAATGGAAGATTATTTCCAATGGGTACAATCAGGAAGATTACCTGGTAAAAAAGGGGTTCCAATTGATAGTATCGTACAATGGATTAAGGATAGAAAATTGCAAGGTAGAAATCAAAAGAATGGTAGATTTATCACTCAAAGAAGTTTTGCTTTTGCAATACAAACAAACATAAAAAAGTTTGGAATAAGACCATCAAATTTCTTGGATGGAGTTTTTGAAGAAATAGCAGAAAGTCCTGAAATACAAGAATTGCTTGAAGGAGCAACGTTTGATGATTTAGTAAACACAATTGAAGGAATATGAGTAATTTTGGTTATCAACAATTATATAACAATGGTGTTAATAGTAACACTCAATTAAGAAGAGCCGTTGATATGATTTATCAACGTGGTGGAACCTATGAAGTAGTTTTAACTGGTGACACATATTTCAGTTCAATGGAATTGGATGTGGATATATATGTGGAAGATAAATTGGAAAGCAGAATGTCAGTTGTTCCTTATTCAATTACCACTGGTACAACAACAACATATAGATTCAATGTAAGACCATACAATTATCTTCAAAATTTTGTATCAACTCAACATTATAATTATTATTGGTTGAATGATTGGTACTCAAGCACAAAAGATATAAACTGGAACAATTCATTTCCTAATAATATTAAAGCCAATTTTAAATATGGCTATCGTTATTTGTTAAACAATTCACCAGTTACGGAATATACCGTTTCACCTACAAATGATTTAAACCATTATACTGATATACCATCATCAATTAATTCAACAGGATTTACAGCATCTGATTTTACAAATACTGGTAATTATTTTGATTATGTTGGCGGTGTTTTTCAACTTGATGAACATTTAATTTTACCAAACTTTGACCAAGAATTATCTTCAACTGTGAGTACAGGTATTACAATCAATACTGTGGATATATATAGACGTTACAGTCCAATGTCTCAATTCTTAATGGATTATCCAACCGTTCCTGAACAAAGTGAAACCAGTCGCTTCTTAACTGATGCGCCGAGGATTCAGTATATACAATCAAATGAGAATTACGTATTATATTATTTAAACGGACAAACAGGAGATAGACAATTGATTGAAGCTGATTATGCATTATTTGAATTTTACGACATTAACAATAACCCTATAACTCAATTCCATCAAGAATTAAACTTTAGTGGTACAACATATCAGTCCCCAACTGGGTACACCGATACCTTAAAAGTTTTTGCGTTACCTGTTGGGCCAACTGATATTAATAATTTATTTGCATCAATTGATTTTACAAATGTTTCTTATTATCGTGTTCAATTATTTTATGGATTACCTACCAACAATAATGGCAGAGCCAGTGCTGGTCCAATCGGCCCCGTATCTGAAGCGTTTTATTTCTACTTATATACAAACTGTAGGCCAGAAAATACGAGAGTTGCTTGGTTAAATCCTCGCGGTGGATTTGATTACTTCACATTCACAACATATAGAAAAGATACTAAGAAAATAAAATCAACAACTTATAATAGCAGATACTACGCAACCAACTTAACAAGTCCTGACCGAGATATAGCAAGAACAGTTAAAACTTTTGATACAAATGTAACAAGAGATATTACAATTCAAACTGATTACATATCGGTTGCTTATTCAAATTGGATTGAACAATTATTTTATTCGCCTCAAGTTTATATAATGAAAGAAGATTATATTTCTAAAATAGATAGACAAGATAAAATATATAAAGATTTACAACCAGTGACAATAACTTCAACTGATGTGGAAACCTTCAGAAAGAAACACGCTAAATTAAACAATTATAGAATAAATCTTTCTGTTGCTAATAACTTCTTCATTAATAAAGGGTTTTAACATATGAGTACACAACAAACGGTTTTAAGGGCTTTAGTTAATAATGCCAATTATGCAAACGCAAGCACTACTGGCTCGGGTATAACTAATTTAACATATGATATTGCTTATCCAAATGGAAGCGATGGAGATATTACTATTACTGGTGATGGTTCTGCGTATAATCCATATGTTGGAAATATTAAAGATATAACAGGTTCAGGATTCCAATCATTTCAAATTACTTTTAATAATTTGGGAACCAGTGGTGAATTATATTATGAATTTACTTTACCTACTTATACAGGAACAAGCATAGATTTTTATCAAACTTATTACTTTGAAATGCAACCATTTTATCCAAACAAAAAAAATGGACAAGCTGGTTTCATAGAATATGCAGTAAGTGATATAAATAATTCAATTTATATCCAAAGCGGAACATCAATTCAGTTTACAGGATTTTTAGAAAGCGTTTCTGACGCTGTGGGAGTTGATTTTAAAGTTTATTTTATACCAGGTAGCTACTTACCTTTAACAGGAACAACTCCTTATTTTGTTGCTAATTATGTTGTTAATGATACCTTCAAACAATACCAATATTTGGATACAACAGCTGATATTCCAATTAAGATTACAAAATCATTTGCTGAGATACAAGATATAGGTTCAAGAAACTCTGATTATTCTTTGGGGTTAACTTTGCCTGGCACAAAAACAAACAATAAATTCTTTGAGAATTTTTTTAATACCGACCAAACAACATTATTTTTTGACCCAACACATAGGGTACCAATTGATGTTTTAATTGATGATGAACCATATTTTAGGGGTTATATGAAACTAAATAAGGTTTCAGTATTGGAATCCGAAATTGAATATGATGTAACATTATTTTCTGATGTCGCAAATTTATTTGGTAATATTGGAAACAATCTATTAAAAGATTTGGATTTTGATGATATTGATTTTCATTTCAATCACTATTTTACAATGTACAATGTTGGTGCAGCTTGGTCTGATAATCA